TGTGATGTCCAACCCGTATGGCACATCCATGTGCCTGGGTCGGAGCGTTCGTTACGCGGCTAGCGCGTGGTCGGTGACTTGATCCATCAGCTCGGTGAGAGCGATGGTCCGCTTCGGCAGGCTCGCCATGCCTACGCCTTTGAGCGACTCGGTCGCAGCGTTGTGCAGCGTCCAGATCGTGCGCTCGCCGTTCTCGTTGAGATGCTCAACGTGGCTCGGCTCGTAGTACTCGTTGACCACCTTCTCCACGCGCTGGGTGTTGATCACACCTTTGCGCAGCATCTGGATGATCACATGGTTGGCGACGTGGTCCTTGACCTGGGCTTCACGGTAGCGTTTTACACGTACTCGCTCAGAGTCGTTGCGGCGCTCGATGCCGCGTACCAGTTCGCGTACGAAGGGACGCAGACGGTTGCTCATGTTCTGCGGCGTGTGCTTGAGCTGGATGACAAAGTCGCCATTGAACTCAAGGTTGTCGCAGATCATCACGTCTTTGCCTTGCAGCAAACCGCGAGTCAGCGTCTTGTCGTGCGAGCCTCGGAATCCAATGATCGTCTGGATGCCTTCGGCAATCGCGGTCAACCCAAGTACCTCAGCTGCGCCGAACATCTGTGCGCCCTCATGGTTGAGTGCGTACGCCTGCTCACCGAAGTGAAGGTTCACCCGGCCCAGCTCGTCTTCGACTAGGTCGATGAAGTCGCCGTGTGGGAAGGGTGAGTGGGTGCGTGTCGGTGCGGGCATCTCGACTTGGTTGAGCGCAACTCGCTCTACCAGCTTCGATCCGCACATTGCTATAAATCCTCTCATCTGCTTTCGCTCCTATGTCGAGAACCATTCCCGACTTCAAAACCATTATCGCACATTAGCGCTCCCGTGTCTACTCTTATTTTGTAAGTCACTTGTAAGCGCCTCAGTTGTTGGCTGGGTGCTCGGGGTGACACATGGGACACGTGCTCGGCTGGGTGGCATGCCAGGGATGGTTGCAGCGATACGCACCCTTCTTATCGATCACGTCTTGGATCACACCTTGCGAGACGTGGAAGTGCTGCCCGATCTTCTCCATCGAGTTGCTGGTCTTCGCGTACATCCAGCGCGCCCTCTTCACCTGCTCGTAGCTGAGGGCTCGCGTGCGCCCCTTCTTGCCGCTTGTGCGCCAGTTCCACAGCCCTGTTACCTGCTCTTCGATATAGTCCATGAAGCTTCGGCCTTCCTGCTTCGCGTCCCAGTAGTCGGGCAGGCTAACGGGTCGTGTCTGCGCTCCGCAATTGGTGCACCGCACGTGATAGGAGAGGGAGTCTCGTTGCGTGAACTCAGCCTCGCCTGCGCAAAACGGACATCGCTGCAGCGTGCTCACCACACTTGCCTTGCTGATTGCAGGAGGACGTCGCTGATGAACATGACCCACGCGATTGCGATCACGGTCCACACAACCCACTTGTCGAGGAATGCTGTGAGTTTGATCATGACAGCAGCTCCCACAGTCCACCCAGATTCGCGACGTAGAGTTCGACGGACGGCGGCGCATCCGTGAATACCGACGCGGCGCTTTCGTTACCCGTCAGAGGCAAGTTCTCCACGACATCGACCTTCTCAGCTATTGCAGAGGGTTCGTTCTCTTTCAGGTACACGGTGTGAATCCGGTAGACGACCCCTTGAGGCAGATCCTTGCGGACGTGGTACTGACCCACAGGGAACGGTGTGACCGTCCGCCCGACTAGATTGCTTTCAAATTTATTTGCCATGTTGACACTCCTTAAGTAGTTGAGCTAAGTACATTCGTTGCACCATGTATCCCTGACACTTGCGTTGGTGCGTCACGGTTCCGAAGTTCCGCTCATGCACATCAACGTAGGTGGTCGTGGGTTGGATGCGATGCCAGCCGTGGTCGATCTCGAACACTCTGTCAGCAGCGTAGCCTGCCTGCACTGGGGTACAGGGCACACGTCGTCCGATCTCAGCTAGGCTCATCTCTTCGATGCCGTCATCGACGATAGCGTTGAGGAGCACAGCAACGACGCGCTCGGCTCTCCCACGCACTGCGGGCCTCATGTCTGCGGTCCAAAGCTGACCACGATTGAGCCCTCAGGGAGACGGTACACGTTGATGCCGGGGAGCCCTTTCCACTCATCGATCTCTGCCCATGGCAGTTCTTCGGGGTACATGCGACGCAGGTCTTCTTCTGTGTCGTAGCTGAACTCCACGTTGCCACCGATGGCGAAGCATCGAACGAATTGATTACTCATGACCCACTCCTATGCAGTGGCAAGCGTAGCCAGTCGAACGGCACGTCCATCGATCTGACGGGACCGGTACCTTGGGTACTGAACAAAGGCCACACTTCGTTGGCGACGATGAGCGCAGAGCCCAGGCGCGGCAGAACGTAGTCATCCATGGTCCAGCCGTGATCGTCCTCGCCAGCGATCAGGATGCCCTGACCATTGGGATCGACGTGCACGACGCTGTAGTTGGAGGGCAGGTAGTCCTTCACCTGCTCGACATCACCTTTGGTTATGATTGCGTATCTCATACGTCACCATCGTCGGTGCGTGCATAGACACTGATGCGAGTGTGGGCCTTCTTGTTGACCTTCTGGTTCGCAGCGAGCATCTGCCGTGACGGCTTCATCTTCGTTGCGATGGTCTTCCAATCGGGACCTACGCTATCCGGGACATCGGAGACCACCAGGCGGAAGAGTTCACCTTCCAGCTCGTGCACCCCAGCTTCCTGAAGCGTCTGGACCAGCGTCTTCTTCCGCTTCTCCAGCGTAGCGATCTGCGCCTTGATCTGACCGAAGTCATCCGCGACTGCTTTAAGGTTGTCGTCTTGCGTTTTGCGTTTACTCATCTGCTTTCGCTCCTTTGTGTTTGAGGTAACCTTTCTTCGCAGCCTTCTTGCGATCCGTATGCGTGCGTGCTTGACAGAATTGTCGTGCATGCTTGGCTACAAAGTTTCTCGGTTTCATCGTTCCATCTCATTGGTTAAACTGCGATACGCAGTATAACACGGGAGCGGTCCCGTTGTCAAATCTTATTTTCTTCCCTCAATTTGCCTGCCACCACATTCGCCCACTGGTGGGCACACTCGTTACTGTGGAACAGTCCGCGCCTATCTGGACCATAGTCACCAAGCCAGACTCGGACAGGGGTCTCGAACATGCGCATCTCGATGTCGCGTGCGTCCTCCTCCGCGTGACGCTTCTCCCACTGTCCGCGTAGCAGGTTTGTGTCAAAGGGTTCGTTGCTCCCAGGCATGAGGCGCATCTTCGCCTGCTCCTGACGCTCGACGCGATCCTCGTAGCGCTTCTGCTGCTCAGCCTGACGAGTACACAAGGTCTCGTACTTGTCCATCATCCGGTAGAAGGCACCCGCGTACTTCTCGCGTAGGAACTCGGTCACGTCTCGGTCGAGGGGGACGTACACTGTGCCGATCCATTTGCCCAGTGCTTTGCCGCAGTTGATGCAGTCGGGGCGATCACTCATGCGAAGACCCCCAGGTTGTTCTCCACCATCACCCAGATGAAGAAGGCTGCGTAACACATGCCACCGAAGATGATGAGGCTAAAGAAGAGCTTCCAGAGCTTCACGATCACCACGATGGCGACGACTGTGACAATGATCTCAATCATCGATCACCTCCTTGCACCGCACCTCATCTACAGTGAGGGGGATGCGGATGTCTTCCTCTTCACCAGGATCAATGAGCACGGAGTAAACGAACATCTCGCGTATCGCTTCGCACGTCTCCTCATCAGGCACGATGATCGCGACGTGCTGCTCTACGTTACTCGGTGCTAGGAGTACTATTATCAGTAGCCAGGTTTTCATCTGCTTCTCCTTCGGGTTTGTGTTTGTTGGTGTGGTAGACCTTGTCGGTTTCATCGACCACGCGCCAGTAGTTGACTAGGGTCCAGCGCATGAACAGGTCCTTCGCAGCGTCCATTGCTTCCTCAGGTGTCGGGTAGGTCACCGAGTTGCCAGACCAGGTGTCGTCGTCCTTGTCAGTGGAGACGTTGACTTGAATGCGATACTTCATGGGTTCTCCTACTATGATGATTCCTTCAGGTTGGATCTTCACGTGATTGACTCCTTCGAGGTGTCGAGCGCGTTCAGCTCTTCCTGCCGTGGCTTGACGAAGGTCTCCAGCACCCAGGCGCTCCATCGGGTCTGCACTCGTCTCTTGCGTACGAGGATGCGGATGTATTCCTGCCCTTCGAGCTTGTCCTGCATGATGTCGCTAGCGAGCAACATGATGAATCTATCCACGGGGGGTGATGATCCAAAGTGATTGCCCTCGATGTGCAGGCTGCGTCTGTAAGAGTTTCGCATCACCTCACGATAGTGTTGCAGCTCTGTGCGCAGCACCTTCGCCCGCTTCTCATCGTCGCTCACCGGCATGCAGAACTTCTTGATGCCTGCGATCACCGACTCGACTATCTTATAGTCTCGTTGCCCATCACCAGATCGGTACCTACTACGCGATGCGATGCGTGGGCTGCTGAGACGGAAGCGGTCCTTCGAGCGATACCGATAACCTGCAAGCTCGTATCCCAGGTGCCCTACCCTCTCACCGTCTTCGCTGAGGATCTGACGACGCAGTTGTTGGTGCTCAGTCGGGTTCTCATTCAGGGGGCTAAAACTGAGCGGTGCGATGTTGCGTTCGATCTGCTCCATCGTCCTGACTCGTGACTGGTGTGCTGCAAGCCGCTCGTCTTGGACGCGCTGATCAGCCTCTTTGTAACGCTGGCGTTTCTCTTCTTCAGTTTCCATTTATTTGCTCCTTCACAATGCGTTTTGCTATTTGACGTTCCTTGCTGCGGGTACGCCGACGATTCTTTTTGTTCTCCTTGCGGGAGAGACTCATCTTGTAAGGCTCCGCTCCGTACTTCATCCGTTCGCTCCTTTCCTATTGAAGTGCATCATATCACTGGAGCGTTTCCGTGTAAAGAGAGGCGAGCGGTAGTTTGTAATAGATTTGTAAGTCAGTCTTTAGAGAAGTAGCAGGTGACGCCATCCTGATCGGTCGAGCCTATAAGCTCAGCGTCGTGGAGCGAGTCGAGGATCTCAGAGAGTCGGTACTTGGGGATGCTGCGCGTGCCACGCGCTAGAACGGAGGGATGCATGAAGCCTCGCTTCAATAGACCCAGCTGCTTGTGTTGGGCTGGTTGGTTTGCGAGGTTGAAAAAGCTTTCAGGCTGACGGATCATTCGCTCGACGATCTTCGACTGCTGCTCGGTGAGCGTGCCCGCACCTGTTAGTCGGATCTTCTCTTCCCAGCAGTCACAGCTCCAACGCACTATCTCCATTGCCCAGTTCGCCAGGTCGTCCTCGATCACGGGTTTGAAAGGATCGATTCCTACAGCAGCTGTGCCTGCTAGGATCAGTGCGTTCTGATTCGCACGTGACCAGGTAAATTCCTTACGCATCGAACGTTGACGGGCAGCTTCCTCGAACTCTTGGAAGCGGTTGTACGTCCTGGTAGTAGCGAACTCGACCTCAGTGAAATCACCATCCGATACCTCGTGCTGCATCAGCAGACGCCCCTGCCGTTTGATTGCTGACGGGAACACTTTGCTGCGATGACGATTCAACGGAGGCATCCTCTCTCCGGTATCGAACAGGAGGAATCGGTTTACCACGCCCGTCTCTTGAGCCGTACTGGTTAGTGATTCCATGAGCATGTCGGGTTGAGCTGTAGCGAGGAGAACGAGGAAGGGGTGTATGAGATCAGGTATTTCTTTCTTGCGTCCTGGTGTTGAGCCGACAACTCCGTTGCCTTGACCGTAGAGCCTGATGATGTGCGTGATCGTTTGAAAGTCAGGACCGTTGATGTTCTTAGATGCTGCCAGGTTTCGAGCTGCTTCGTCCCAGAGCAGGCAGATGCTCCCCTCCTCCGCTAACGTATCCAGCAGTGCGTAGTACGATTGGAACCCTTGAAAGGGCAACAGCATCCCACACTTCTCCGAGAACTCAGTGATCGCTGAGAGCACCGATCCTTTTCCGCCACCCGTAGGTGCAGTGACCATGCAGTATGGACTGATCGGTGTGTCCCACGTCTGCACGACGTACTTGTTGCTGCTCGCGTAGGCAGTGCAGATGAGACCTGTTGCTAGATCGAATACGGGTTGCTGAATGTATGATCGCTTGTTACACCACTTCGCAATATCACCGATGAGACCCGGTACGTTTAACCAGTCGGATTTGAAGTCGAGCTGCTTCTTTTTTGGTGCTAGTGTTTTCTTTGGTGTCAGCTCGATTTGGTGTTCTCTCGTGCCTGCCTTCAACCACTGCCGCAATGCGAGGACGGTCTTCCTGGTCGTAAACTCTTCGAGCGACGTGAGCCCTTTGATGTGGTCGTCATCTTCGGCGTGCTGGATGGTGTTGACGACGGAACCCATGCGGTCCTTGATCTCTTCGTCCTCGTCCGCCACCTCACGCAGCACTGCCTGCATCACTCGAATAATTTTGTCGCGTTTCCACTTTGCGTGGCACAGGGCTCCTGTGCACGCATGAACATAATCGTGACGACCGTGTGCACCCTTCTCGGGATAGAAGTAGAGGAACACAGATGCGATTGCGATCTCGTCACCGAGTGCTTCCAAGTCGCGCTTCACGATCTCGAAAAAGAACTCATCGACGTGGATGAAGTATCGACCACCTTCCGGATGTTTGGATGGAGGCAGTACGGACTGTGCTCCCGTGGACCTGATCTCAACGACCATGCCCAGCTCGTCCTTACCCTGGATCTGCCACTTCTTGGTTACGGCACCGACGCACCTGAAGATGTAGTGCGACCACTCCTTTCCCAGCCGACCGTAGATGAAGGTGGGGTACTCTTCGAGGATGTGCTCTGCTACCAGCGGTGCTGTGGATAAGTCTAGATCGAAATCGGTTGCCCAGTTTGATGGCTCGCCCCAGAGACCTCCGAGATTGTCACCTAGCCGGAAGGCTTTGCCAAACTCATCGCTGACCAATCTGAGGTGTTGCCAGTTCTTGCCGCGAGGCCTTTTGGTCCCTTCGTGAAGCGGTACCGTGTAGACTCCTCGCTCCTCCCAATCAATTGCAGCTTGCTTAACATCGATTCCGGATTTACTCTGCTGCTTCTGTCCTGGGGGGTCTTCCACCTTCTATCCTCTGGGATGGGTTTATAGGATGAGGGCAGGGTAGCTACTGCCCAAATCCATCGGAGTGTTTATTGTCCGCCTGGACTGGACATCCTAGCGGGTAACCAGGACGCTGAAAATGACTTTCAGAAAAAAAGGCTCATGAGGAGCCTGAACCCCGACTGCACCGACTGTGATTTGCACGCAACCGCTCACACGGTTTGCATGGCTGGAGACGGTCCAGAGTCATCTGAGGACGTCCAGATCATTCTCGTGGGTGAGGCACCGGGCGCAAATGAGGATCGGCGCGGGATACCTTTCATAGGCGAGAGCGGTCAGATTCTGCGCACGGAACTAGATCGCAACAAGCTCACCTCGAAGACCTACATCACCAACCTCGTCAAATGCCGCCCACCCAAGAATCGAAACCCCACCGCTGCCGAAATCAAAGCCTGCCGTCCCTACCTCGAAGCTGAGATCGAAAAACTCAAGCCAGATTATGTAGTTACTGCTGGCGTGCCCGCGACGAAGACACTGTTCCGTGGCAAGGCGAAGATCAATCAGTTCCATGGTGAGGTGATCGAGAACGAGAAGGTGGACTACATCGGCATGCCCATCTTCCATCCGGCGTACACGATGCGAGATCCGTCGAAGCTGCCCGGTTTGAAAGCTGACCTCGCTCGGCTCGCTCGGCTCATGAAGGGTGGCTTGCGCAACACCTCAGTCGAATGGAAAGTAGTGCGGCGCGGAAATCTCAGCAAGTTTATACAGGAGTTTGAGCAGGCTGATGAGTTTGCTTTTGATATAGAGGCATCGGGCCTTTTTCCGTTCAATCCTGAGAGCTACGTCACCGCTGTCGCCATAGCTCTGGTAGAGACCACGTGGGTCATTCCAGGATTCATGCATCCGGATTATCAACAGTTTTCCCACAGTCCATTCGCTCACGGTAACGCACTTAAGCAATTGATGCAGCTGCTCTTTTTCATCGCCCGCCGAGACAAGAAAAGAAGTTATGCACAGAACGGGAAGTTTGATAACAAGTGGCTACGCTGCCATTTTGGAGGATCCTTCCGCCTAAGCTTTGACACCATGCTCGCCCACCACCTGATCGATGAGAACGTCGGTCACGACCTTACCTCGATGTGCCGCACCTACCTCGATGAGCCTGAGTACGACATCCCGCTCACGGAGAAACATGGCAAGTCCGAGAAGCCTATGCGCAACTACAAGTACTGCGGTCAGGACGCAGCGTACACGCTCAGGCTGGGTCATCTCTTCGAGGAGATCCTAAGAGACCAACCCGACCTGCACAGGCTCTTCTGGAAGCTGGTGATGCCTGGAGCGCGTGCCATGGAGGAGGCAGAGATGGAAGGGCTCACCATCGACCCAGCTGCGCGCAAGGAGATCGGGCTCGACCTGCTCTCGCGTAAAATCACACTCGAACACGACCTAAACGACGCAGCAGGCTATGAGGTGAACTGGGATTCACCCCAGCAGATCGCACAGCTCCTATACGAAGAGCTGGGATTACCCTGCAAAATTCTGACGCCGAAAAAGAAAAAGAGCACATCTGAAACGGCTCTCCTCCACCTGATCGGAAAACATGAGGTGGTGGATAAATTGATGGCATACCGCGAAGCCGCGAAATTTTTCAACACCTACATCAAGGGCTGGGAGCAGTACCGCATCGGAGACAAGTACTTCTTCGATTACAAACTGCACGGCACCGTAACCGGTCGCTACAGCTCACCGCTGCACCCAATCCCTCGCGACGGATCCATTCGCAACCTCGTCACGGCACCACCGGGGTGGACGTTGGTACCCATGGACATCAAGACCGCAGAGATGCGCATCGCTGCACACCTGTCGAAAGACCCGGAGATGATGCGCTGCTTCAACGAAGGTGTTGATGTGCACTGGCGCACCATGATCGAGACGCTCGCTGTTGGCACGCAAGGTGAGTTCGCCGGTCTCGTGAGGAAGACAGCGCACAAGCTCAACCCAGCCTACAAGAAGGATTACAGCTACTCCGTTGCGTTGGACATGATGCTCTCCGAAGGACCGGGTATGTGCATGAAGATGGTACCGCGCTGGTACGAGGGACGCACACGAGCGAAGGCTATGAACTTCGGCTACCTCTACGGCATGCGCGAGCCCAAGTTCATCGAGCAGGCGAAGAAAGACTACGGATGGGAGCCGTCGATGACGGAGGCGAAGTCGTCACGCAACGCTTACTTCACTCTGTACTCTCGGCTCGAAGAGTGGCACAGAAAAACCAAAAAGCTCGCACGACTCAACGGATACGTGCGTTGCCTAACAGGTCGTCTGCGTAGGCTCCCCGGTATCCATGCAAAGGACAGGAAGGTCAAGTCGGAGGCTGAGCGACAGGCAGTCAACTCAGGCGTGCAGGCAATGATCGGTGACTACAAAGCAATGGTCCTCATCGAGGTCCACCAAACGATCAGCCGTGACAAGTGCAGGCTCGTAGGCGAGCACCACGACTCCGTGCTCACCATCGTCAAGGACGAACACATCGACGAGGTCGTGCCAAAGATGTTGAGGATCGCAGAGCGACCGAAGCTGATGGACACATTCAAAATCAATCTCAGCGTGCCCATGGAGGGTGAAGCAGAACTGGGACCATGGGGCAAGGGGACACATTATGAGGTTCGAGACAAGGGAGTTCGACGAAGGCCGCGTCAAGCAGTTGCTGCTAGTGCTTGAGAGCAGGGAGGAGTCGCTTCTCATTGACGAGTGGTTAGGCGACTGCGTCAAGCACGGTGATGACGATGCCTGCCTGCCGATAAAGGCAGCGGTGAAGGTGTCGGACGGTGGACTCGGTGAGCACTACATAAGGATGGAACACCATGGTAACGCTTGAAAATGTTACGAGTATCGATCCCTTCGAGACTGACAGCTGGGAGGTAGGTCTTTTCGACGAAGACTGCGCAGGCAGGAAGCTCAAGGAACCGTTGCTCGGTGTACGCGTGAATGGGGGTACGTGGCTCGAAGTCCGCGCACTGCTTCAACACATCGAGGATCGAAGGGACATAGCCGATGCCAACAGTTAGCCACAGTGAAGTAGACAGCTACCGACGCTGCGCCAAGCGTTGGGAGTACCGCTACAAGACCGGGCTGAAGCGCAAGCTCAAAGGTGTTCGGCTCTACAAAGGCGAGATCCTGCACGAGATGCTGAACGCCTACGTCAGAGCGAAGATGCGCAAGGGCTACGTTGGTGACGACCCGTGGGACATCCTCGATTCGTATGCTGAGAAATACGCTGCGTACTTCGAGGAAGAGCGCGAGCACTACGGTGACATCATCGGTGACTGCGGTGCGATCTTCGAGGGCTACCTACGCAAGTACCGCAAGGACCCACTGACGTACGAGGCATCAGAGCAGGAGTGTTACTTCGACATCAGCGGCAAGCTACGCTTCGCTGGCTTCATCGACAAGATCGCAACTGACCAGGAATCGCGCAGGTGGATCGTCGATCACAAGTTCGTGCAGAACATCCCTACCGCAGAGGACAGGTTCAGTGATCTACAGTTGCTGCTCTACGTCTGGGCGCTGAGTAATAAGTCACCTGAACTCAACATCGATGGTGTGATGTGGGACTACGCACGCTCGAAGGCACCGACCAAGCCTGAGGTGCTGAAGAAAGGTGGACTGTCGCAACGCAAGAACCTCGACTGTGATCCACACACCTATATGAAGACCATCGCAGAGAACAATCTCAACCTTGCCGACTACAAAGACATGCTCGCTCATCTGGAGGGGAAGGAGGAGACGTTCTACGAACGTGTGTTCCTGCCAAAGCCCAGTGCGCACATGATCGAGGAGGTCACCAGCGACTTCCTGGAGTCCGCGAAACAGATCCAGGAGAAGCGCAAACCCAAGGCACGCTGCGCTCGCACCATGAATCAATTCAACTGCAGCGGGTGTGAATTCCGACAGGTCTGCGAGGCAGACGTACGTGGGCTCGACGCAGAGTTCATCATCAAAGCGGATTACACCCAACGTGAAATCGGAGACTAGCTAATGCCAGCAAAGAAGAAGCTGAGGAAGAAGAAGAAACGCGTAGCGAAGAAGGTATCGATCCTGGATCAGATCCAGTCAGTCAGTGAGCTGGAGACCAACCTCGTGATGCTCGTGTACGGTCGCTCTGGCACCGGCAAGACACACTTCGGCTCGACGTTCCCGAAGCCCTGCCTGTTCATCGACACGAACGAGCGAGGCACCGAGACCATCAAGCAGGTCGAGGACGTTGATGTCGTGCGTGTCACCGAGTGGGCACAGCTCGATGAACTGTACTGGGGACTCGTCAACAAGGAGACCGACGTCGAGTACGCGTCCATCGTGGTCGATCAGATCACCAACCTGCAGGACCTGGGCATGGCTGAAGTGCTGCGCAAGTCACGCAAGGGTAGGGACGAGACGTTCACCCAGCGCAACTGGGGACAGCTCTCCGGGATGCTGAAGCAGACGATCTCCGACTGGCGTGAGTTAGCTGACCAATACAACCTGTTATTCATTGCGCACGAGCGCATTGATGAACCCGGTGACGACGAAGAGGAATCCATCGAGCCCACCATTGGTGCTCGTGTGATGCCCAGCGTTGGATCCTTCCTCGACGGTGCGGTCGATTCAATCGGCTCTACCTACATCAAGGAGCGATGGGAAACGGAAGATAAAGAGGAAGTGCGCCATGTGGACTACTGTATGCGGCTCGGCCCACATGCGTTCTATTCGACCAAGATCCGCAGACCTGTTAGCGCAGGACCAATCCCAGAGTTCATCGTCGATGCGACGTACGACAAGATCAGACATCTGATTGCTGGGACAAAACCCCAACGTAAAAAACCAAGGAGAAAGGCAAATGCCTAGAACGAAAGCGCCTGCTAAGAAAAAGGCACCCGCTAAGAAGAGAGGTAAAGGACGTCGCAAAGCCAACGTGATCACCGTGGACTTCACGGATGTTGATGCTGGTGGTGCGATGCCGACACCGGATGGCATCTACACTGCTGAGATAAGAAGCGCTGAACCGGATGTCAGCTCGAATGGCAACGACATGATCGTCGTTCGCTACCGCACCAACATCGGCTCGACGGTGTTCGACCGTTTCATGCTGCTACCTCAGTCGCTGTGGGTACTCCGCACCGCACTGGAGTGCATGGGCTACGACACACCTGACGGTGAGTTCGAGTTCGACCCCGACGATCTGGTTGGGCAGCAACTCGGTCTGGAGATCACCAACGAGGAGTTCGAGGAGCGCGATCAACCTCGCGTAACAGGTTACCTCACACACGATGCTGCTGAAGCGCAGGTCGAGGAAGTGCCCGTCGAAGAAGAAGAAGAAGAGGAAGAGGAAGAGCCTGAGGAAGAGGAAGAAGAAGAGGAGCCCGAAGAGGAGGAGGAAGAAGAAGAGGAAGCGCCCGCTAAAAAGTCGCGCAAAAAAGCGCCCGCTAAGAAAAAGAAAGCGCCTGCTAAAAAGAAGAAGACTGCACTTCGACCCGGTGCTCGTGTCACCTTTGAGGATGAAGGCGAAGAGTATAGCGGCGTGATCGAGGGTATCGAAGACGGTCTAGCTACGGTCGTGGACGACGAAGAAGGTGAGTGGGAGATCCCCGTCGAGGAGTTGACGAAGGCGTGATCCGTACGGAGCTACGCCCCTACCAGGACGTTGCCGCTCGTGCCGCTTGCGCGTACGACGGCTTCGCCCTGTTCCCGGAACAGCGCACAGGGAAGTGCCTGATCTCCCTCGCTATTGTGGATCGAATGAAACCCGAAGCTCTGGTGATCATCTGCCCGAAGAAGGCAGTGCTCACCTGGGAGGAGGAACTCGATCTGCACATCGACATAGACTGGGACTGTGAGGTGTACATTCTCACGTACCAGGAGCTTGTTAAGAATCTGAAGCTGCGCAAGCAGTGGTACCGCTGGTCGAAAGAGTTCGTCGAGCACGACGGTCGCCTGATGGTGATCGCAGACGAGGCGCACTACATCAAGAAGCCAGGTACCGCACAGTCACGAGTGGTACGCACGCTGGGCAAGCGAGCCGAGTACCGACTCGCACTCACCGGCACGCCCATCGACAAGAACTACGAACAGTTCTGGGCGACCATGGACTTCATCCAACATGGCGTTGCCTTCCCGCCCACGTCTGAAGGGTTCAAGAAGATCTACTGCAACTACGAGACCGTGTTCAACAAGTCGCACACGAAATCCTGGCCTGAGCTGGTGGGGTACAACTACGAAAAGAAAATGCAGGAGATCATCGCCAAGTTCAGCTACCGCGTGACGTTCAACGAGGCACGCATCGACATTGGCAAACCACCTGTGCGCATTCATCGGCGCAAGGTGAAGTTCGATCTCGATAAGGCAAGCCGTTCGATCTACAACGAGATGAAAGAGGACCTGGAGGTTGTGATCGACGATCTCGAAATCGGTGCACCGTTGCCGATCACGCTAATACAAAAGCTGCAGCAGATCTGCGGTGGCTTTCTCCTACACCAGCAGCGCATCCCAGGCGAGAAGAAAAAGAAACGAATCGTCGTACCCATAGGTGACGAGAAGCTGACCACGCTCATGCAGATACTTTCAGGCATGGGCACAGAGAAGGTCGTCATCTGCTGCAGGTTCACCCACGAGATCGTGGCGATCCGTGAGAAGTTCGACGAGTTCGAGTGGACCTACAAAGAGATCAGCGGGTCGTCCGAGTGGGATGGTGAGTTCGATGTGGACTTCGTCATATTGCAGGTGAAGAGCGGGCTCGGTTTCGACCTGAGTGAATCAGCCACGCTTGTGTTCTACAGCTGGGACCACAGCTACATCACGTTCGAGCAGTCGCGGTTTCGCATCATGAACATGGAGACCACTACCAAGGTGACCTACCTGTTCTTGATCGCACGCGACACCATCGAAGAGGAATACTATGAAGCGATATCTCGGAAAAAAGACTTCGCAGCGCTCGTCCTCGACAAGCGACGTAAAAGAGAGAATCGCAAAGGTGCGCGCCGAATTCGCAAAACCCATAAGAGGAGAGTCGCATGACTCACGTACATCACGTACAAGTAAGTAAACAAGCAATTGAAAATGCAGCGGCATTTGCCTTTCAAGGTGCGCCTCGTTCATACATGGAAACGGAGTTCGAGTCTGATGACAGCAGTCTTTTTCAGAGATGGATTTACAAGGTGTATGGCTACGGTTGGCAAGGCGGAGAATCGGAGCTTCCTTTAACTCAACTCACACATGATGTAGTGCAAGCCCTCCGTCAGCTTGACGTGGGACGTGTTGCTATCGTGTGGCGTCGATACCCAGAAACGCATTTTGATCTTAACAACATGACAACCTACGCCTCGATGCGGTTCGCTGTGGTTGATGAGAGCTTGTGCCAAGTGACTCTTGACTTGCTCCCTCTAGAAGACGGTGGGGAATACCCCCTCCTAACATGAACGAGGACAGTTTATGGCTGTGGCTGAGAGACATCGCGTTGCCTCTCGGTCACTACTCACGGATTGAGTCTGCGCACACTGCACCAGGCTTCCCCGACGTCGCCTACCAGCTCGCGTTCGGCATGGGACTGAGTGGCACCCTGGAGTTGAAGTACTCGAAGAACAAAGAGATCCCCTTCCTACACCCCCCAGGCAAACCAGGAATGCGTAAAACGCAGCTCACCTGGATCAAGAAGGAGGTCGAGTACAACGGCTACGTGTTCATCATTGCTGAGGCTCCACCGGAGATCTACGTTATACCTGGAAACGCTGCTGCGGAAATCAATGGTGCAACTCGCGAAAAACTGTCAAAAATTTCTGTAGGAATTTTGAATCGCGAAGACTCCAAAAATTCTTACCACCAGCTGCACAATATTCTCACCACCTGGAGATACGATAAATGACTGAACGCAGTTGCACATACATGGACCCTTACAATGCTACACGCTGCACGGAGTGCGGTCGTGACCTCCCCTTGTGTGAGTGCGTACGTCCCGATGACATCGCGCATGATCGTATCCACAGTGCCGACGGTGTAGTGCTCGCGATGGTCAAAGGCGAGCTGATCGCTGCACGTAAAAAGTTTCCTGAGAGTACACACCAGCTCGCTGCGCTTATGGAAGAGGTGGGAGAGCTAGCCCAGGCAATGATGGAGCACGACAGGGACGGCAGTCAGACTATCGCCATGGTGCTGCGTGAAGCGGTGCAGGTTGCCTCCATGGCAATCCGTATCGCGACCGAAGGCGATGATAATTTTGCTTACATGTTTCCCACAGTTGAGGAAGAATTACCGAGAGGTCCCGTGCAAGATAGGTTCTAAGATGCTCATCCTCACCAGAAAAATTGGCGAGACCATCATGATCGGAGACGACGTGCAGGTCACGGTGCTCGGCGTGAAGGGAAACCAAGTCCGCATCGGTGTGGTCGCTCCCAAAGAGGTAGGCGTGCACCGCGAAGAAATCTATCAGCGAATCCAGGAGGAGAAGGACGATGGACAACGATGAAATAACTCAGCAGCAGATGACTCACTTTTGCGAGCGAGCACGTGCTGCCGTTTCGGCTGAGCGTGTAACCCTCGTCGCCAGCGTGAATGGCATGACCAACCTTGCTGCGTCATCGAGATCCGGTAGCAACGCAGAGGTGCTCGCAGACATCGTCGCTGACCTTGCACGTGCAATCGTGAGCATTGCTCCAGGGATCTCCATCACCATCAACACCGATGACGGAGAGCCGATGATCATCGACGCAGAGACTTCACACATCGAACTGCAGAAACGAGTTATCGAGGACGTAAAGCATGGCAACCTGGGATGAGGAGCGAGCGTGGCAGATCATCAACACTGCGTTCGAGGAGATCACATCGGGACAGACGGGAGCTGTGGGTAAGTTCCAATGCGCCAAGGATCTGGTAGACTTACTCGGAAGCGTTAGGGCGGAAGCCGTAGGCTGGACATGGACTGAGGCCTGCTCGCAGCATGACAGGGGGATGGACGTACGTCGCTACGAGGTGCCCCTCTTGTTGGACAAGGTGAAGGAAGACCTCAACCCGGAGAGAAAATGAACGACCCAGAATTCCCTGACGGGAAGCTCAACGAAGAAGATGAAGGCGAGATCGGTGTCGCCATAGGCATAGAGGACGGCAGGGTGATCATCATGTTCCCGAAGCCCGTCGCATGGTTCGGACTGCCGGGGGAGCAATCGATTGAGATGGGCAGGACCCTGATCAAACGTGGTCGAGAAGCCCTAGCTAAGGCAAAAGACTAGCCTTTTACACGGGACCGAATCCGTGTATACTACTCCCGTATAGATAGAACCCGGAGAAGTATCATGGCTGCAAGAGCGGCAACGGATAGCGTAGGCGCACAGCTTGCGATGATGCGGAAGCGCGAAGCGAAGACCTGTCAGAACCCTGAGTGTGGTAGAAAATTCAAGGGACTGGCGATCACAAAATACTGCTCGGACGAGTGTCGCTTCAGGGCGGCTTACCTCCGCAAGTAGAGCAGTCAAAATAGGAAATAAGATATGGCGTTCCTGAAACAACACCGCAAGGCAACCCTCGAACTGGAAGGGCGCAAGCTCAAAGGAAACTTTGATGTGAGCCTCACCAACCAAGGAGATCGCGAGACTATCGTCGAGTTCATTTCCGAGATGCGCAAGCAGCTCAGAGAATTCGATCCCGCCCGTAAGAAAAACAAAAAGTGACCACCATCATGGTGGACCTCGAAGGCACGCTGAGCGATCACACGGATCGCTTACGCTTGCTGGAGACGACCACCCAGACCGATCCCAAGGACCGAGAAGCATGGAAGCGGTACTACAAGGGGCTCCCTGACGACGAGCCCCGCGAGTACGTTCTAGACGCAGTCAAACGCTGGATACGTGACGATTATAACATGATCGTTTACAGCACCCGATTTCAAAACAAGTACATGCACGAGGAAGAGTGGCTGCGTGGTCACGAGTTGTGGTCACACGTCCAGCTGCTTCAACGACAACAGACCAAAGAGGAACGCTCCATCAAAGGACCAGACCTCGTTGCGATCTGGGCGTCAGAGTTGAAGCCTGCCATCCTCGTCGATGATCGCGAAGACGTGCGAGACAAGGTAAGCTTATGCTGCCCCGACATCAGAGTGTTCGGACCGGAGGATTTTCCATGAATGCACAGTGCGCCGATGGATTTTTCTACCACCGCTGGTCTTACGACTACACCTGCGAGAGGTGTGGAGCTAGTACTGGTTCTGCCGCGATCCGGGGAACGCTGCCCGTCGGGAGATGGGGGGACGACCCGTCTGCGTCTGCATTGCTCTCGACAGCCCACCTTGTTGATCCCGCATCCCGACACGATTCCCACCCGGAGTCTGACGTCGCATCGCTTGCTGCTTCTGCAGATGACCTCGCAGGCTCGGGGGCAAGTTTGATCCCGGCATTCCTGCGCCGCCAGGTCCAGTAGCTCCAAGCATCTGCCGACCCGGCACCATCCCACCAGGACCACCAGGTTGCACGGGAGGCATGCCACCCGGAGGACGACCCAACCCCACCTGCTTCTGAGGCATACCTCGACCGGGACCTCGACCACGGAAGCCTCGTGGAGGAAGACCACGACCACGACCACCTCGACCAGGGGAGCCACGTTGCATAGCAGCTCGCATTTGCGCAGATCCTCTCCTGCCCATTGACCCTCGTTGGCTTTGCAGTTGTGATTGCATCGCCTGCCGACCGGGGACACCCCTTGATCCACCAGGGAACCCACCGGCTCGTCGTGCGAACTGTCCAAGTCCACCAGCACCAGCTAGACCACCGAATTGCATTTCCACAGGCTCCTCCTCTTCTTCCTTCGGTCGCAAGATGTTAGCGATCCGCGCTTTGTGTTCTCTCAGTTGACCGACGGGGTCCGTTGTCAATGGATAGCGGGCTGACGGCAACACTCTCTCCACAGCTTCTGGCGCAGGTGCTCGTGCAGCATCGTACTGCTCGTACTGTCGCTGCGCCTGTTGGGGCAAGTGTGCGTACGGGTCCGCTGGGTCGTAGTACTTGTCGTAGTCGGTAGACGTTGGATCGGTGATGCCGTACTTCGTCATGAGCATGTCAGCTATCGACCCCTCTCGCGCAGGTCCACTCAGTCCACTGGGTCCAGCGGGTCCAAGCGTGGGGTGGTCTTCTTCACCAAGTGATGTTGCCTGCCCTGGATACCACACCGTGTACTTATCACTCTCACCCGTAGTCTCCGGATACCAGCCAGCTTCTGTGAGGTCTTGTATCGTTGGGACCATTCCCAAGAAGGAGTCGGCCCACGGGGACCGCTTCTGCAGCTGCTTGAAACTCAGCGGCTCGGTGCCGTACCGCTCCTTATAGAACGCAACAGGATCTGCCCGCTTCGCTTCCAGTTCGGCTATTCCTCCCTTGATAGTCGCAGCAATGCCCTTGCCGCTTTTAAATGGGTTTGAGGTAGGGGAAGGACCTTTGGGAATGAGCTTCATGAGCCCACCTAACCCGTAGCCCTTCGCTTTCTGATCCGCGTTCATGAACTCAGTCGCCACGGCACGAGACAAACCCCCACCAGGCTTCTTCCATCCGTGTGCGACCGCTCGCATGAGCTTCGCTTGCTTTGGTGATTTTGATGGCACTCTTCCTCCCTCCCTATTATTCCTCTACCTTCCCGGTCCGACCATCGATGACGACGTTGTCGTCCTTCGGTTTGATCAGAGCCAGGATGCTGGACATCACCTCGCGTCGAGTCTCATCGCGCAAGCCAATGGGTGCGTTGTCATCCGTGCCACCATTTACACCCAGCTGCTGACGATCTTTCCAGTGAGCACGCTGCCGGTTAGTGAGCCAGAGCTTCGCTGCTGCGATGTCAGGCTTGTAGTGCCGCACCGTGTCCGCTCGGATGATGTCACCGTCCCACATGAAGACCTTCTCTTCGTCGTGGGTGTAGCCGACGGCTGACTGGTAGACAGCGGAGAGCACAGCTGCGTCCGCATCGGTGTAACCTTCTTCGAGCGCGTCTTTGAACAGCGGGTACTGCTTCTTCCAACGCTCCAGCTGCGACGGTGCGATGTCGAATATCTCAGACAGCTGCTCTTCCGGGATGCCACGCATGGCAATCGCACGCACCTGATCGAGATGGTCAGGCAGGAAGAGTCGTGACCGCTCAGCCATCAGCCGACCGGTCCGGTTCCTAACGAGTTTCTTACGCCGCGCTGGCATTACGGTGCCTCCTCCTCATCTCCTCCGAGTCCTGTGACACCCCGCAAGTAATCTATCGAAGATTCAATCCCAGGCCCAACGAACCCAGACACTGCATCGTAGATCTTCTTCCCACCCATCCCGGTACTGCCCAGGATCTTCTCGAACGTCGTCGCTTCAGTTGTGGGCGCAAACGGATCCCGGTCGTCCTGCATGATGTCTTGCCCCAACCCGATAAAGATGGGACGCAGCTCAGCTAGAATTGAGCGCGCTGCAATGTCAGTAATATCCGCATGGTTCAGCTGGAGTAGGAGGTCTCGTGCGTAATCACTCTCGTGCATACGGGCAGCACTCACGATGCCCCACGTCGGTGGCATCAGCGCAGCTATCGTTCCCATGATCAGCTTTCTGCCACCCTTCTCCGACGCACCCGCTGCCAACAGTCCCATTCCTTCGAGAGCTTTGGACGCTTTGTTAGTTTGCTCCAGGTAGTTCATCCAGCCATCGACAAGCTCACGATCATCACCGGTCCAAAACCTTTTCATGGCTCGCTGAAGGGGCTTGTCATTCTTCAGGACATTCACGATCTTGCGAGGGTCTACTGTCGTTGCGAGCATGTTGATGTCGCTCAGATCGCCGCCCGCTTTCCGGAACACCTCTGCCATGGTGCGTGCACGAATTAGCTCGTGACCTACATCATCCGTGTGTTTGTACAGAGAATTCAAATCGGTCGTGCGCCCGGTCGCAAGCAGTCTGTCGATCAGCCCTGCATCTGCCCTCCCGTCTCTCACGGCAGCTTTGAGTGCTTTGTCCTCGATCTCTTTCATTTCCCTGAGACCCAGGCTGCGTGCAAGATCCCACTTGTTCCACCCTTCGAGGACGTTGCTCTCCTTAGCAAACCGGTGCATGTCTTTCATCAACGCGTCCGCCAGACTCTGTTTCATCTCGCCTTTCGGACCAGCTCGCATCGTCCCTTCCATCAAGCTGTTGAGGAAGAGGTCAGCGTCCTTAAAACTGAACGGCATAGTCGGTGGAATATCTGCCACAGCTCCCGGTTGCAACGCAGATACGTCGGGTCTGTAGATCCCCTCGAAGTCTTGACGCACCGAGTTGAGATAGTTCATCAAGGGTCTTCGTTGATCAGGCTCCAACTTCGACGCAGCCTCTAACTGGTCGTCGATCATGTTCATGAAACTTCGGGGGTTTATGTTCCCTGAGCCCGACAGTCTCTCGAACGCCTGCGTACGCAGCGAGTTGATACTGGCAGCAACTCTCCGACCGCTCTGCATGAACGACCCCGCGATGTACCGAGAGTAGTCGTTGTCTTGGAGATCGAAGTGACTGAAGATAGATTCCAGGGAGTCAAGGCGTTCCTTCGCTTGTCGTAGCTTCGTGCCACTGGTACCGATCAGTGGGATACGTTCAGCTGCCTTCAAAAATATCCGTCGAGGTGCCTTAATGGTTTCCATGAGCACGTCGGAGGTAGCGATCTTACGTCCCGTCCTGCGAGCGTAGTCGATAGCCGACGCGATGCCTCCAGGGATCACCACATTGTCCTTCGCGATGTCGTAGACCTTGCGCCCCAGTGATCCGACGGGTGTCATAACGTACTCAGGTAGTAGCCCGGTGACCGCACTGAAGGCAACCTCACCGGGATCCATCCTCCCACCCGCAGCCTCCTGTGCTTTCTGCAGTGCGTACTCGGTTGCACCTTCCGAAGCCACAGCACGCCCTGCAGTTCTACGACTGACACTCTTGAGCGCTTGCTTCTTAGCTTCCCCGGTGAGCCCCTGCGTCATCGCTCTCATCGGAGCCAGAGCCCACTTACCCGCAGGGGTATAAGTGAGGATGAGCCCTGCACCCTGCAGCACGTCCATCGCACTCATGCCGGGTCTGTTGATGACGAACTGTTCGTTCGTGTGCTTGTTAGTTACGACGGGGTCTCCCTCCGGAGACAACATAACATCAACATCTTCCGGGAACCGGGTCGTCAGGATGTCAGCTATCTCTAACGGGTCCGTCGTGGTCATGTTGAGCGCTGCTTGACTCGCTCGTTCGCCTGCTGCTGTCAGGCCTTGCTCCACGCCTGCCAGACCTAAGGCTTCCATCTCTGCTGACGGCTTCGACGGTGCTCGACCCTCCAGTGCAGCGCTGATGTCGGTCAGTTCGGGCAGACCCTCCAGCTTCTCAGGTGTCAGCTCCGGGTCGATGGCGTATCGTGATATACCACGCTCCAGCAAGGTGGGATCTGCCTCTTCGTCCACGGCTTGCAGCTGCGCGAACAACTCGGGATCAATCTCCTCCAGTTGCGCCATCAGGTCCGGATCGATCAGGTTCGGATCGATCTCGCCACCGGCATCATCAAAGGTAGGCTCTGCCATGATTCCTCCTTACTGAACTCGGAACATCTTCGCTGGTGCTCCCTCTGGTTGGGGCACGTTGATGTAATCACCCTGCAGAATGCCGTACCTTTCCTTGTTATTCATCATCTCGTTGAACTCCGCACCCGTCTGAGGATCCCACGCGTTCTGCTGGCTCCCCTGGTCACCGGGGTTCCTTGCCGTGGGCACCACGGGTCCTTCCTCTGTCTCGAACGGGATGTTCTCCCTGAATTTGAAGCCCAAGGTTGCACCTCGTCCAAGCATTTCATCACTGAGACCGTAGTTCACGATAGGCATTGAACCTGCCATGAGCTGACGAGCACTTGGACCACCTAGCTGCAGCATTTGGTCCGTAGCCACTACCTTATCTTCCAACAGTTGCACGAGCTGCTGCAGAATCTTTTCGTTGACTGCGGTAGAACGAGAAGCACCTGCTGCGAGTTCGGTCTTCGCAATCTGCAACTCCTTCGCGTTGATCTGTGTACCGAAGTGCTCCAAAGCGGCAAAGAGTTGGTCACCCATGAGTGCCATCAACATACCGTAATCAGCAACGCCTTCGGCTTCGCTGCCAAAGACCTCAGAGATTCTCTGGATGTAGGCTGAGATGCCACCTGTGCCACCTGCCGCCCGAACCTTCTTGAGCAGGTCGAGACCCCAGTACGAAGAAGCAAGACGTTGCTTCGCGATGCGTACTTCGTCGATCTGCTTATCGATGTCCTTTGGATCCAGTTTGCCTAGTGTCGCTGCTTTGTTAAGCGCGTACCTCAGGCCAGGATCCAAGTTGTCTGGCATCACTGCTTGTCCGCCACCGAATTCTTCGGGCAACTCTAGAATACGCATCCCACCTTTTATACGGGGGTCCAGGACGGCACGAACGAGTATATCTTTACCTTCGGGATCGTCCGGATTTGGGACGTAGGTATTGAAGCCTTGCATCCCTGCGCGTAGAGAGATCCTCATCTTCTCTTCTTCACCTATGATATCGATCTCACGCTCAGCGTAAGACTCTTCGGCCTCAGCCATCTCGGTTTCCATCTGCGCTAGACGTTCAGCACGCTTCTGCTCGAACCCTCGCTGCTCTTTCCCTTCCTCGCGTAACAAGCCAGCACTAACACCGAGTGACTCACCGAAGGCACCGGTCTTCGTCGGTGCCAACATACCTTGCGCGAGCGCGAGCCACTTCTGCGAGCGGTCATACTTCTGCTGTTTAAGCTGGTCGTACCCCTGCTGCAGACGACCGAGTGCTTTGTCTCGCGACATCCTGGAGATCTCACGTGCCTGCTCTCCGTATTTTGAGACCTGGGAGGGATCCTCTTGCTCATCAGGATCATCTCCCGTCGCTGCGGCAAGTCCACCCTCTTGGTAACTAGGCATAAACAAATCCTCCTAACGCGTAGTCATCATCTTCCAACTGCACCGCTCCCCTCGCACGAGTCGTCAGGTCGCAGTGCGGGTAGATAATCCTCGACGCTTTCGACAACCCACCTTGCTCACGGTCCTTACCCATCAGGGAGCGCGCCCACCCCTTGACTGTTTGCCAGCCGGAACGCACGGCGTTTGCTAAGCCGCCCAGCGCGTACTCCTGTTCATAGGGTACCGCTTTCCCCCACGAGCATAGTGCGCCAACCCTCCTCTGGCATATCCATCGTCGTCGATGTATCCACCTTCAGCTTCCGTCAGACCTTTGTACGTGCCGTAGGCACCGACGATCTGTGCGAGACCCGACGGCTGGTACACGGATGCCGGTCCAAAGTCGGTTGATGTCGTTGCTTTGTCTGTTGGCAGTCCGCGCACGATATCCGACATGAACTTGACTCGATCCATCGGCAGATCACGCTGTTCGAGGAAGTCAGAGTAGCCCAGGTCTAAGCTCGCCTGGTCCAGCCCACGTTGCTCTGCCCCGACGGCTTCCATCGCAGCTGCATCGGCGTAACCGAACTTCGATGCTGCCTCACCTAGTGCACCGAGTTGCTGGGCACCTTCCAGACCTAGCTGCCCTCCTGCGTAGTCCAGTTGTCCTGCGACCTGACCTGCTTGGATGTCTCGTCCGCGATCTGCACCGAAGAGTTGACCTGCTTGTCCGTAGGCACCCGACAGCGATGCAAGTCGTTGTTCTTCCAGACCTTCAGAGATATCCCTGATACCCCTCATGCCGATCTGTTCCATGGATCCTTCGCCACCACGTGAGCCGTACGAGCCTGCTCCTGCGAAGGCGCGCTGCAAGCCGGGTACGAATTTCTCCTCCAACGTGCGTGTAGCGAGGCTCTCTTGACGGTCGAGCACGTTCTGGATGTATGGGTCCATGTAGCGCCCGACAGCGTCAGGGAACTCCTCAGTGCCTGCACCAAGGTACGGCTGCGCCGCCTCCAATGGCGACTGCCCACCAGTGACGTCCATGATCCCGCTAGCGGCTGCTTCCTGGTAAGGCTGGTACGCGCCCACGTTTTCTTCGGTGAGCCCGAAGGCGGCTTCCTGAGCCGGTGTGAAGCCAGCGATGCGTGGTCCACCGTAGGGGATGTACGGCTCAGCTGCCGCTGCGTTAGCGCGAGCAATCAGACCCTGCGTGTAGTCGGACATCCACTTCGGGACGTTCTCGATGGTCTGCCCGTAGGTCGTGACTGACTTCGGGGGCTTACCCTCGAATAAGAAGTCGGTGACGCTGCCCATTAGATCGTCCCTCCTTGTGCGACGTTGTGTAAGCCACCGTGCTCATGCTGCACTGTACGACGGAGCTTCCTCACGTTGCTCATGTACTTGCCAGGTGGTTTCGCCTTGTTACTGAACTCACCCTTCTTGAGATTCTTTCCCTTATGTTTCCGGAGGTTAGTACGCATCTCATCGAGACGTCGTGCACCTTCGTCACCAGATCCATCACCCAGGAGTGAGACCGACTCCGCATCGATCACGTACTCGCCATCGCTGAGTCGTGCCTCGATGTCATCGGACCGACCGGAGCCTGGTCCCTTGGTGTAACCTCCGCTCGCGCTCACTCCCGGTGCCGCGTTGAAGACGTCTTCGGTCTGTTCCCAGTAGCCGCCTAAGGCAGCTGCGAGTCCACCGCGTGCACCCGTGAAGCTCGCCTCCTGCGGTGGGTAGTAGTAACCGTCGCCACCGTCAGACCAGCCTTCCGCTTCGAGCTGTCGCCGCTGCTGGACACCCTTGCGCCCATACTGAATTTGGACGCGATCACCTGCGGCAGGGTCAACACCGCGTGCTCCACGGGGAACACCTCCTGCCAGCGGAGCTTCGGGGATCTCACCCGCACTAGAGTCGAGTGGCGAACCGGAGCCCGCCTCACCTGCGAACGGCTCTGGTGCCAGGAACAAATGCTGACCGCTCTGCGGTGCGCCTGCCTGACCGTAGGTGTAGTAGTCCTGCTCGGGCATACCTTGGAATCGACGATCCATCTGGTACACGGGCAAGTTGCCCCGGAACTCTTCGGGCAACTCCGGAGCCTCACCCTCTTCGTAGTCGCTTTGTGTGACAGCTCCCAGAGCAGTCAGTGCAGGGATTCCGTACTTCATGAGCAGGTCGTCTTTCGGACCAACACCCTTACTACCCAGTCCACCCCCACCGACTGGAGGAGGACCTATAGCTGCCGGTTGCGGCACGCCGCGTTGACTTCCAGCCAGCAGTGTCGTCGGCGTGAACTCAGGGGTGAAAGTGGACCCAGCAGCGATGGGGTCGATCAAACCCGCAGGTTCGCCAACCATGGAGACCGGAGCGCCCGTGATCGGGTTGACGCCTGCACCCTCACCGACGGTCATCGGTGTGCCTTCGAGGCCCAGCTTCTGCCGTGCTGAAGTTTGCATCCCTTTCTTACCTGGACGCGTCATGGCTCCCAGACCTCCCTGAAGCGCGCCTGAGGTGAAGTCGCCGCCGGTCAGCTCCTCGCCTGCTCCCGACAGCAGCGCGCTGCCTACGACGTCTGCGGTCTTCCCAGTGAGCCCCACGGACTTACCCAAGGCACTGCCTGCGCCGCCACTGATGCCGCCAGCGATGGCACCCTTGAGTGCGCCCTCCTTGCCGCCCGACATCGCACCCAGTCCACCCCCGATGACGGCTTGACCGACCACTGCAGCTGCGGTGCCGGATGCACCCAGAGCCGCACCGATGGCTGCACCCAGTCCAGGCACGAAGATCGCGAGCGCGATAGGCGCGACGATCTGGAATATCTCAGACTTGACGATCTTTTTGACACCCTTCTTCAGCTTCTTCCACACCTTGGACAGGAACCCGTACTCACCGATGCCGGTATTCGGATTGATCTCAGGCGGACCCCACATCGAGGAGATCACCTCAGCTTCCTCAGGGCTCATGTGCAGCATGATCGAGTCGTCGCCACGTCCAGCTCGTCGCGTACGTTGAGCGGCACTATGGACGCTGCCACCACGCTGCTTCTTGACGTAGCCACCGATCTCGTAGAGCCTGACTTTCTTCGCATCCTTCTTCGGGATGCCCATGGCTTTCATCATCTCTTCGGCGGCGACTGTGTAGAGCAGCTCCTGACCTCCCGGTGCAGCCTCAATCTCCCGCGCATCCTTGACCAGGCTCTTCGACCCACCTGCGTCAGCGAGCATCGCAGCCAATCCACCTTGTGCTGGCATCTTCCTACCCCTCGAAATTCGTGGTCAGGAACAGGCGCTCAGCCCAGTCCCGCCAGTTGTCAAATGTGTACGGATCGGGTGCGTCCTGCCCGATCTGATCTACGTCCCCGAACACTGTCGCTGCCCAGTCCTGCCACTTCTCCGGATCCATAAGCTTGCCGAAGTTCTGCGTCTCTTTCTCAAGCAGCGGGACCATGAAGTCAGCCCAAGTGATCACGTCGTCAAAGCCTCGCGGGTCAATGACCATCAGCCCTCCAACCTCCCGTCAGCAGGTTCGATGTGCGCGTAGGTGTCACCGTACTCGTAGTCACCTGCCGCAGTGTTCGACTCGAACCGGAAACTCATCAGCCGTTGGATCGTCTTCAGCTTAATCGTTTCGTCGGTGGGAGTGGACGGTGTTGCCGGGAATGTCACCGGAGCCTCCGTGATCTGCGTAGCTTTCGCGTTTGATCGACCTCGCACCGTCAGGCTCATGTCCCCTACCTGCACGATGTCAGGTTCGACACGTGCAACGCGAATCGACTTGGTGCCCTGCCCACCTTCGAGTAATGACAGCTCATGAGTCTCGAAGAAGGACTGGATCGCACTAATGGTACTGGTGCGAATTTTGTCCTTAACGGTCTCATGTTGCCAGAGCGTTCGACCGTTCGCCGTCACCTCGTTGTCCACCATGAAGGGACGCTGATACACGTCAGCGAAGATAGCCGCCGTGCGCCCCTGATCGACGTCGTCCGAATCGGGTAGTGCAGTGTCGTACCAAGTTTGCTCACGCACGTTGTAGATCACTGCGTGGGTGCACTCAGTAGCGCTGCCTTTCGGGAAGCACCACCAGATCTCACCCCACCTGGGGATCTTGAACGCGAAGCACTTCTGCCGTGCCGAGAAGTTGATGTTGTCATAGAAGAAGTTGAGGTTCATAGCGTTCTGCAGCTCGCGCACGACACCGTTGAACATCAAGAAGCGGTCCACGCCTGCCCAGTAGTAGATGCCGTCATACTCGACGATGCCCTGCGAGCTGAGGATGCTGGTGCCACGTGCGATGACATCGAAGCGGAAGACAGGTGCAGCGTCCTGGAATGTCGCACGGATGACAGAGTCGAGTCCCCAGAGCAACACCGCAGGACCTTGACCTGCACCACGCAGCGGCTTGCCTGCGACGATCTTCTGCGTACCGATGTTCACCTCAACGGGCAGCGCTGAGAGATCGTTCGGTGTGCCGTTGTAACGGATGAGCCCGTCGCTGCCGAAGATGAACAGGAACTGAGTCGTGACAACGATGCCACCACTGACTGGTCCCGCTGTTCCCGTGTTCCATCCTACTGCGGCATCAATGTTGAGACCTACGACGTTCAAGATCGCTGGCGCATCAATCGTATCGATGTAGATATTCCGCCCAACCGAGTTATCGATGTTGGCTGCGTTCGGTGCACCGTGCGCGATTAACAAGTGGTTCCCCGTGCCTGCCGTGTCCGCGAAGATGTCGAACTGCCAGAGGTTGTCTGCGCTAGTTACGAAGCCTGCAGGAGTACGGTCATTGAACACATTGAGAGAACCGTTCGACACCAGGTACTGCCCAATAGTGTCGGGGTGTCCCAGGTGCAGGTATTGAATGTCGTCTTGCGAGAACGAGTGCATGCCACGAGTGATCTCGGGCACCGTGTCTGTCACCTGCTGGTAGCCACCCATCTTGCGAGGCTTGCCACGCTGGAACCGACACCACCGTCCATCGATATAGTTCGACCCCTCGAACCTCGAACCATCACGCTTGATGCCCGGTTGTGATGCTAGCAGTGCAGGTGCTTCAGCCATTACGAAGTCTGCACCCAGCGAATCCAAGAACCCGCTTTCATCTCTGAGTTACTAACCTCCGCTACCGACTGCGCCCACTGCACCCTGAAGGTGCCTGGACCACCTGCCATCTGGATCTGCATTTTGAACATGACGTGACCATTGGTCGCCCCAGACATAGTTATGAACTGTGTTTGTGCAGCACCTGATCCGTTGTCCTGTTCTCGTAGGTCGCTCCCTCCCCCCGATGCGAACATGGTGTACATGAACGACATGTCCGCCTCGCCAAGGGCATCGAGGGTAAAACGTCCACCTGCTACAAGGGACGATCTCATGTAGAGGTAGCCTTCAACGATATACACCGCGTTTGCGAGAAGGACGTTTGTCCCCGTGGTCAACACATCGACCAGTGCAGTGCTGTTGTTGACAGTAACGTCAGCGGTGATCTGGTCGTAGACAGATACGCCTATCAGCGAAGCGGGAACGAATGCCGCGAGCTTCAGCGGCGTGACGATCCGTGTGTCATCGACGCCTGCATCCGTCTCAACCTGCGTCGCTAGCTCTGCGCCGCCTAGTAGACCCTCCGTCGCTTGGATAACATCGACGTCGTCAGCGTTGACTAGGAGACCGACACCTGCGACAACATCGAACGTACGGTCAGCTGCGAGAGTCCCACCCCCAGTCATCCCTGCGCCTGCGATCATATCTCTTGATGTCGGAGGCACCTGCAGGTTTGCCTGTGCACCACCGACCGTCGTCGCACCTGTGCCGCCCTGACCGATGGTGATCGGGAACGACACGCTCGTAGATGACGATGCGTTGATGACGTCAGTGGCATCACAGTAGAGGATGACGCTCTCGCCTTGCGGGACAACCTGACCGGCACCTGCAGCCGTATCGATCTCTAGCGTGAAGGCACCCGTCGTCTGGTTGTCTACCCAGTACTGCTGTGTAGTATTCGGCACGACGATGCGACGGTTACCCGTGAGCACGCCTGTGAAGCGGTAGGAGATTCGGTCGAGGTTCGCACCGCTGAGCACGAAGTCACCAGAGCCCGGTATCGCAATCGAAACAAAGTCGAACGCAATGGTCGAGCCAGTGCTCAAGCCGACGGTGAAGAAGTCCGTGCCGTCGGTGAAGATGAATGCACTGTCCTCTGGATCAAGGTTGATGCTCGCACCACCATCGATCAGTCCCGACGGTGGCAGCACGTTGAGCGTGCCACTGCCTGAGTTGCGCAACATGAAGAACCAGTCGTTGGCAACGGCACCTGGTGACGGTAGGTTGGCTGTCCCCGCACCAGCGGTGTAGATCAGACACTTCGCTCGGTCACCATCGACTACCGTAAACGGTGTCGCAGCCTCGACGTCGGAATCGATCTGTTGGTTCAGCGTAGTGGTGATCGCTTTGATGCCAGCACCTGCCAGTGCAGAGGCTGATGCAACCGACACCGTGGCACCCAGCTGGGAGGTAGTCCACGTACCTGCAGTGGTGGTGTTGTCCGTGAGGATCAAAATCCATTGCTCACCCGGAGCTACCGACTGAATAGTCCCACCCGTGCTATCGCGCACAGTGAAGGTGTTCGCGCCGATGTTACTGAATATTGCTTTGTTACCCGTGGACGTGAACGACGCTGAGGGCATGTCGATGTTGAGCGCTGGAGCACTGGTATCGATATCCATCCAATCAGCAACGACATTAAAGCCAGCGATCTGCTGCTCTCGCGGCCATTGCAGTGTGAGGTCCACAGCTGTCGTGATCGAAAGGTAACTTGTGAGCGATGGGAAGATCGTCTCCCCACCAAAGACATCGGTGTAACTCATCAGACGTTCTCCCTCGTTACGTTTCTATCGATGATCCGCTTCACGTCCTGTGCTTCGAGGATCGCAACGTCTCGGTCGTAGATGCCCTGCCACACCGCTATGCGTTCATCGTTCTTTAAGAAGGGAGTTGCCTGCAACAACGAACCATGGAGGATCGCATTGGGGGCAAAGTCCGTTGTCCAGTTTGTTTGATTCGCCGCATCTAACAAAGCAGGCAACTCCCAGTAATTGACCTCGAACGGATATGCGAAGTCCGCCGATGGTCCGATCAGCCAGTTGAAGTAGTCGTACTCAGCGTAGAACTTGGGCTGACCTGTCACATCCTCGTCGGGGTGGAATGTGCGCACGTACTCATAAGATCGTAGGAACAACTGCGTCCGTACTTGCGCTGTTCCCACACCGAAGTTGATCGAGATCGTATCCCTCCATCGATCAGGCTTTGGAATTACCGACTGCCCTATGGTCATGGTGTCCGTCACGACGCTCACGAAGCCCAACAACTTCACTGAGTTTGCAAGCTGTCTCTCAGCCAGGTTGATCAAACTCGGCAGCTGCTCGAACACTGTCTCGTCCACGGCTGTACCTCTTTCGAGGTACGCACGTAAGTCGTCCAGCAGCGAGTTGTATGTCATTGAGACAGCCATGGGTTACTCCTCAGGCAGGGGCGACTGTGTCGTCGTCCTCGACGGTTTCGGCTGCTGGCTCGGGCTCGGGTTCGGGTTCCGGCGTCGGCGCTTCAACCTCAGCAACCGGCTCTGGTTCCGGCGTCGGTTCTGGCTCATCAGGTACCTCTCCCTGCATCGCTGCCCACTCATCGGGTGTTGGTCCCCGAACAGCTGCTGCCATGGCTTCCAATTGCTCTTCTGTAACCCTGCCTGCATCGGCGTGCACCAGCAGCTCCGACGCTTGTGGGATTGTGACGAGACTGCCGCCCCCCATTCGGGGATGGCAGATCAGTTGGCTAAGTGCTGTCAGTACGCTCATGAAGAGCCTCCGTTTTTCCATTTATCAAAAGTACGCACACCCATGTAGGTGAGCGCGGGGGATGCAATCGCGATAAACACTTCCCACTGGAAAGTGAGGCCCGCGAATACACCGGCAATCACTACACCATCCGGACCCGTCTGCGCAGTGAAGTGCGCCAGCAACGGAGCCACGATGGTCGAGAAGATCGCGTACGCAATGGTGAGGTACCACGACTGCCTCGCAATCTTCGGGCGAGTCTGTTTCGTGTACACGTCTGACTGGTGCAGCTCAGCGGTGATACGGCTGGTCATCGTTTCTTCAAACGCGATCTCGGCTTGACGTTCAAGATCTTTGTCCGCCAGCGTAGCCATCTCGAACTTGTGGACGAACTCAGCAGCCTTGTCCTTGTCCGGAATGAACTCGGATATAAGATCAGCTCCTTTGCTGAGTACCGTATCGATAATTTTTCCTAGAATGGGAATTGCCACTTCTTGCTCCACACGACCGTCTCGATGGTCAGGTCAATAGTTCGTTTCTCATCGACAGTTGCGATGCACACCTCGACACCGATGCCTAACAGCTTCAGTGACAAGAGATCCAACGGATTATTTAAGGTCATAGTCTTATCTCCACATGTCCCCAGTCCATGAACGTCTGATCTTCCGTACTTCCGTCCATGTCCCAATCTCCACCCCAGCGCAGAACAGCTCCCTGCTCCTTCGCTGCGGCGAACCAAACCCCCGCTACCACCGCGAAGGCGTGCGTATCGCCCCACGGAATTTTGCCGCCGATGAGCACGCCGAAATCGATTGCTAACGAGCAAGGCATGCGTACGCCATCGGGCTCTTCTTCTTCATTGTTGTGCGTGGACTCAGGCCAGGGCTTCTTAGATGCACCTGACTCGAACAACACGGTCTGGACTTCTTCGCCACGCCAGCCATGGATGATGGTGTAGTCCACGGGCGTCATCGTGATCGCAAGCATCGCCACCTCTTGCAGACGAGGGTGGCACGTAGCAATCCTGCCCGATGATTTATGCCCATACCTGAAGTCACCCATCGTCTGCCATCTTCTTAATGTCATCAGCAATCTGCTGCAGCAATATCACGTTGATTGCCTGCACCGTCTTGATGTCGGAGAGTTCGTCTTTCACTTCGAGCTTCTGCTCTATGACTTCTTCCTCGACTTCCTCGATAGCATCTGCGTTCTTCTCGATCTTCGCGTCCTGAGCATTCACCCAGTACCCCAGCCCCAGCACCACAATGCCTGCGACTACAGTGATCGGAAGACTCGCCTTGCTCATGTCCATGCCGCTCATCAGTCTCCGTCACCCTCCCCTGTTTTCTTGCCGCCTTCGATTCGCGACAGTCCAGGTGGATCCGGTTCACCATCACCGGCTGGTTTCTGTTCGGGGGGCGGCGCATTCACCAGCACCAACTCACCCGTTGCGAGAGCGTTCAACATGTTGCTCAACACGCCCAGCGCGCCGCCCATGGCGACACCCAGCGGGACCTTCAAATCTCTATCCGATAGAAGCTCCACACCAGCGGCTGCGGCGGCAGCGATCTGTTGGGGAGTTGCATTCATCATTGGCATTTCTAGTTCTCCTTTGGTTTAAGACAGCCTCTGGATTCGTATCCAGGAGCCTATCAATAGGGTGGTGTTACCCGCATCGGACGTGCCTTGTGCCCAACGGAAACGAACGTTGCCGCTTGCGGTAGCAAAAACTTTAGCGCTGATCGAGGCGTGGTAGACAAACGCGGGGTTGGTAGTGTCAATCGTCAGCGAGCTGGCTGAGGTGAGCTGCAGGATGGTGTCCTCGATGCCCATGACTACAAGCCCATCCAGGTTGAAGCCTGCTGGACCGCGCAGGTCAAACTGAAAGTCACCTAAGTTGGAGCTACTGAAGTCGAAGAACATCTCCAGGCTGTAGCGCTCGTTGGCAACTACCGCGACAAGCAGATCTGCGTCGTCAGATAACGCAGCGTCGTTGGTGATCGTCTCTGACGTGGTCTTGAATGCGGTAGTGATCAAACCCCCGCTGCCACCGATATCACTCGTCGTGAGCACACGCTCGAAGCCTGCACCAGTTAGCGTGTTGTTGACGAAGAAGCCACCGTTGGCTAACGAGTCAGTACGAGAGGTCTCAACGTTGTTGTGGAAGAACGCGATATCAGCATTGCGAGTAGCTTGCGCAATGATGTCCTCATTAGAGCCGCTTGAAGCCAGCTGCCTAATGTTCATATTGCCTGATGCGTCAACCCCGATATGCATCCCGCCAGTGTTGTTCCGTGATAAAAACACAGCCACAGTACCGGCTGAGGAATTATCGAGATCGACTGCCTGACCGAAAAAGTCTATGCCAACAGAGGTAGTTGCTGAACGACGTGTTGCATTGAAGAACTGCTCGACCGCACCATTCAGAAAGAAATTCATGAAACGATCTTGAATCACACCCGCGCCACTTAGCTGCGCGATAGCTCCGTCACCCGTTGTCACAGACGCAAAGAATGTAATGCCTCCAGCGCTGTTGAAAACCTTGAACTCGGTCGATGATGCCGCAGAGTTGACCAAGTCAAGCCCGGTGCCGGTGACCTCTGCACCAATAGCCGTAGTGGCAAACCTCACCGTGCCGTCGAAGGACGCTTCCATCCCTGCATTAGCAAGCAGGGTAAGCATGGTCTCCGCGCCAGCCGTGCCACCAACAAAGCGGAAGTCCACGCCATCGACCGCGTTGAAGAGCATGTCAGTAGCGTTGAACACCAGCTGGACATCATTGCCTGTGCCGAAGCGAGCCTCATCAGCGTCGAGAAACGCAGCGTGCGCACCGAACGTCTGCAGCACTGAGAAGACGGTTAGGACGTCAGCGTAGTCAGCAACATTAGCTACGACGGCACCGACACGCCCCTCGAACGATGCGACACCAGCCGCAGCGAGGTCTGCTGTCGTCAGTACACGCTCGAAGCCTGCACCTGTCGATTGGTTATCGACCTGCAGACCTCCAGCAGCGGGTGTGATTGTACGTGCAACGAATGCGTTCGACGGTCCGTGACCCAGCTGTGTATTGACGTTCGGATCAGCAAAGAATGTATTGATCGATAGGCCCGCGTCGTCAATGACCCGAAGGAGCATAATTGCGCCACGCTGCTGAGCTTCGACACGGAAGTCCGCACCGATGTAGCCCATGACGCCCACCTGGGTAGGTGTCCCATTCCGTAGAGTGACGAGGGCATCCTGAGCCAGCCCAGGTGTCGCAGGATTGTTTGTCAGAACCCCGTGAACCGCGATGCCTGTGGTAATAGTGGTCAGAGAGACACTTTGAACACCCCCCGTTATCTCGTTTAGCTGCGCATCACCAGCACTAACATTTACATCAAAGGGATCCCAGTCAACGGAAGACGTACGTGCTCCAATAGCAGGACCTGCGCTCAGCGGGGTGTACATTCGGAAGAAACCGTCGGCATCTAAACCAATGTGCCCACGCTCTGTGATGATGAAAGAGCCTTGAGAAAAAACAAGTCGCCCACTGGTCGATGTCGCTTGGTCGATGAGCTGCAGATCGAACTGCCTGAGGATCATCAGGTTCCCGGTGTTGCCCCCCAAGATGTCGTACTCGAAATCGATATCTCCGTTGCCATCGATGTGAATCGCATTCTGCCCGATCTGGGTGACGTCGTTGCTAGAGCTGTAGACGAAGGCAACTTGCTCGACACCTGCGGGGCTTCGGGTTACGAGCTGAAGATTCGCACCGAACGCGAGGGACTCGAGTTTGAGGGTACTTGCCCCATCCCAACCCAACCTACCTGTCTCAAGTCCGTTAGCGTTTTCAAAAACCAGCTCGGCATCGTAGTCATACGGAAGCGCTGTACTCGGATCGACTATACCTGTGCCTATGAAACTTCCGGCTGAGGCGACAGTGATGTTGTCCGCTGCAACCCTCCGACTGACTTGTTCGCCACCTTCGATGGTCTGCACCTCGAAGAAACTGTCAGCGCCGACCAACGGCAGTGCGGCAAATGGCAAATCTGAAATTCTTACATTAGGCATTAGGGCACATCCTCTCCAAGCGTGGCGCTTTCGAGGACGCGCAAGTCGCCCCCTGCAGTCACACGCGGGTTACCACCAACCGTTGCTCGCACACCGTTGAGGCTGATTACGTTGGGGATTGGACCCCCATCTGTCAGGGGTTCGTCCGGACGGTAGAACCGCAGCGTCACATCTTCTGTGTGTCGTGCAGGCAAACGATACGGATCGTAGTCGTCCAGGTCGTTCAAGCAGACTTTCAGCCCCGGTGAGTTGGGGTCTGAGTACAGATCTTCCAGGCTGAACTTCTGCCAGCAGCGTGCGCACACACCGATGCCGTAAGTCGATCTGCCTGTCGGATCAATAAAAAGTGACATCGTTACCTCGTGTAGGGCGATATGTTAGGTCGCCAGAACGTATCGGAGCCGTCACCTTCACCTGTCCAGGCGTCGTCGAGATACAGCTGCGCATCCGCATCGATGCGTGGAATGAGTTCTTCACGCACTTCTTTGATCTCACGCGCTAGCTGCTTCGCCAGCTGGCAGACGATGGCGAGGTACCAGCGATCAGGCACCTCCAGCTCGTCCGTCATCGTACCTACGTCCTGCATCTGTGACTGCACGAAGCCAGTGATCTGCGCGAAGGTGAATTGGAACTGAGGGCTCGGCCAGATCTCCAGCTGCGGGATCGTGCGCTGTCGGTCGTACCAGAGTTGCGTCGGTCGCCCCAGGCTTGTCTTGTCAGGTAGGTTCGAGTAGTCCGTCCGGTTCAGCGTGGAGTAGAACGGGATCTCCTGCGGTGTGGTCTGGTAGACCATCTCGATGACGTCGAGCACGGTGACGCCACCGAATGCACGCAAACGCCAGGAGTCGAATGCCGTGACTCCCTGCACGTCGAACCACAGCCATTCACCTGCGACCACGGTCGAGTCTGTCCGTGTGATAAACGTGGTGGACGTCACGAAGCCGTCGTTCGACGCCTCGATCACGTAGCTCCACCCCGTAGGAGTTGCTGCCGACACGTTGGGCAGGATGCCGAAGGTACGCAGAGCCTGTGCCGACGTCAGCGTCATCGTAATCGAACCATCTGGTGCCACCTGTGTGCACGCAGTTGTTAGGTCACTATCGAAAGCGTTGTCCGCAACGCCTTCCGTGGCAGTCGCAGTTCCTGTTATCCGCGTCTGCGTGCGCAAGTTGATGTTGAGGATGTCCTCCGTACCCAGAGGTAACGGTACCGTCTGCTCAGCCTCGTATAAGGGGAGGATGATCGCGTCGATGTTCCACAGCTTGATGCCCCTATTCACGAGCGTCATGCAGAACATCCACATCAAGTCGAGTGCGATCTCCAGGTGTTCCCCTGTGATCTCTTGCTCAACCATTTTGCAGCGTCGAAACGCATGATCGATGATCTGCTGGTTCGTGAAGATCGTCGAGCCGACTGTCCCACTGGTAGCCAAGGGATTCTCCTATTTGACCATCGGTGTGGATTTGAAGGGCAGACCGTAATGCGGACGCTTACCGCGCTGAGATCCCGGTGCCGCTTTTTTCGCTGCCGGTTTCGGAGGTCGATCATGCGTTGCCGTACCACTTCTCATAGACGCACGTGAAGCTGCAATCGCTTCCTGTGCTGTCTCATCGATCTTCATCTCATGCTCTCGCATGGCACGAGCACCACGTGCTAACGCACCCTCACCGAGATGTCCTACGGACGGTGGGGACGGTGTTCTACCTCCCTCCTTCATACGCACAGCGCGTACGCCACCACCCTTCTTGAACTTCGGCTTGAGACGCTTGTGTCCGCCCGCTGCTTTGTCCTGCGCATCCGTAGACCCCGCAGGAACGAGCGCGTTATCCATCGGGTCCTGGGCTCTCGACTGCTGCACGAACTCAGCGGAGGTGTCTTTCACCCGACCACCACGCATGTAACCCATCTTCTCGCCTTCGGCGTATAACTTGTCGTGCATGCCGCCTTCCATGTAGCCGCCACCCGCAGCCTTGGTCATCGTTGACTTCGTACGCCTCGACTTTGGCCCGCGCTTAGTGGTCACGCCGACGGTACCCCCATGGGAGTAGTCGTCATCCTTCATGTGCCCCCCGTGAGCGGCACCAGGACCAGGTGCGCGTTTCTTCTGCGCAGCCGCCTTCACGTGATCTTTCACGTGTCCGCCACGCATGTAGCCCTTCACGGAACTCTTACCAGCTGACCCAGTGAACCCTTGCTCAGGTGGGAAGCTGAAGTCTTTAACGTATGTCATACCTACGTTCTTTTTCATGGTCGTCTCCTAACTCTGTAACCTGATCAAATAATTCTTACTCGCGATCAAATCGCGTACTCCTGCGTCGTCCTCGACCTCTTCCGATACCGAGTATCCAAATTCTTGTATCAATTCCTGCAGCTGCGAGAGGATCACTCGCGGTATTTCGATGTTGAAAGTGTCTGTCCCGTCACCGAACCGAACACGAAGCGACAAGCCCCGGTCACTCAGCTCGTTGACCTCGACGGAGAGTCGTTCGACGATGACGTCACGTTGTGCCATTAGCGAGTGATCTCCTGATAGAAGTAGTACGCATCAACGTACGATGCTCTGTTCGCGACACCTATGAGCTTCATGATGTGCTCCGATATGAAGTGTCCGAAGCCTGTACCCGACGGGATGTTAGTCGTAATGGTTGCGACCGACACATCGTCAATGAAGTACTCCACCGACGTGCCGAGTGCGTTCACCTCGAACTCCATTTTGAAGTACGTCGATGTTCCAACAGCTACACCGGTATCTACGGAAGTCTCGCCAATACCATCTTCAGTGATTGCCTGCCATCGATTGCCGTTCTGGTTGTCCTGAGCCTCAAACCCAATCCCCTGAAGAATGGTATTCGGCAGAGCCATGCTGAAGAAGCCATTGCGAATCACGTAGCGGTTGGCTGCATCGGAGGCAACAGCAGGAGACTGATACCAGCAACCATGACGTGTTAGTCCACCGACACCTACATGAAAGCCTTGCCCGAACTCCGAAAGTAGAAACACACGCCCAGCTGACGTCGCACCCGTGTTGAGTCCCCAGACACCTGGGTGATTGGTGAAGTCGTAGGCAGCGGTGGGCACAGAAACGGCAGCTCCTGCACCAGCTGAAATGGCAAGAAGACCTTCGGCCTGCAATCCGCCTGGAGGATCGATGAAGTCAGATGAAATGAGCGAACGAGTTGACATCCCCTCGTAGATTTTCTTCTGGGGTGCTGCAGCCTGCACAGCCCAAATCATTATGCATTTGTCGTTATTAGCAAAGAAGTCACCAGCGAACAGATCGTCTACTGGGATCGTGAACCATCCAACATTATCAACTGACGGTCCTATGACATCGAAGATAACGAACTTGTTGGCTTCGGACTTCACCTGAAAGTAGAGTCGATCACCTGCACTGATCAGACCAAGAAGATTTGAAACATCAACTCCGTTGTCGGTCAGGTCATCGATGAAGATCTCTGTGACGGTCGCATAAGCTGCCGTGTCAAACCTGAAGCGACCTGACCCTGGATCAGCTGCAACTGTGGACGTGCTAAATCTAAACTCTGCACTGAGGAGACCTCCACCTCCACCACCACCAGCAACCCAGTCGAAGTCGTAATTGTCGGCTGACAGTTTTGTTAGAACCTCACCGAGTGCCCCACCCGCAGGGATGGGGATCGCTACGATCCCAGCAGTGCCTAGTCCTGATGACACCATGCGGTCACCCCACTGCTTGCTTTAGAGTCTCGCTTACCGTCGCGAGTCTGGACTTCTCCTTCAGAAGTTGTTCTTCAAGGTCGTGAGTCTCAGCGAGCTGACGCTCCAGCTTCGCCTCCATGTTCTGGATGTGTTGCTCACGTCGTACGAGTTCTTGCTCTGTGCGTTGCGTCTCCGCGTAATTTTCCTGCGCCTTGTCACGACGACCTTGTGCGTCCTCCAAAGCTGCTTTAGCAGAATCTGTCATTTCCGCTGCTTCGCGTTTCGCTGCTTCGACGGTGCTCATCGCTTCCGCCTTCGCTCGTTCGCTCAGTTGCTTGGCTTCCTCGCGTGCCTTGTCTTTCTCCTCCCGTGCATCGGTGAGTTCGTGATCGATACGCCCACGGATCTCCATGATCTCGGAGGCAGTACCGGCTAGTTCGATCTGGTCCTTCAAACGTTGCTGCTCAGCTTTGAGCTGATCGAGTGCTTTCTTGAACGCCTTCGGGTCAGCCAACAGCTCAAGGACCTGCATGAGCTGAGAGTCGCCTAGACCGGTGACGTTCATGCTGCTACCTCTCACGAGATACCCCCTGACGCCTGCACCACGGTCAACTGAGCTGTCCCTGCCCCTGCGGTGGTGCGCAGCCTGCACGCTTCAGGAGGAAACGCATAGTTCGAGTCCTGGGTTACTGACAGCCCATCGAGAATCGGGTGTGGGATCCAGTTCGCTGTCGCAGGGTTGAAGTTCACGTCGAACACGTCGTCGAACGTGTGCTCGACTAAGTAGGTGATCACACCATTCACCACGACGACCAGGCCTGTGTTCTGAGGCACGGCATACTTGTCCAACGGAATCGGAGGACCCGTCTCTGGGCTACCTGTTAGGGATACCCTGACCGGTCTCATGCGTTCAGTCCATTAGCGATGGCTCTATCCCAAACCGCAGTGAGGTTGGCGTCACTCCATAACACGTCATCGAGCATCACGCCGAAGATGAGCCCATCGAGGAATCCTGCTGGGACCGTGGTAGGCGTAGCGCCTATGGTCATCCGCACAGCTGGTGCTACTGCTACTAGCGTTTCAGCCCACCAATCATCCAGAGCACCTGTGCCGCCAACGGCGTTCGTGAGTTCAGCATCGGCTGAAGTGAAGAAAGTCCCATCCCAAAAGCAATTGCAACCTGCACCAAGTCCCGGCTGACGATAACCAATCATGTGCCATTCGTTCAGTGCAATGGCGGCAGCGCCAACAGGCAGAAGCTGCGAATTCATGAAATTCGCGCCACCGTCGAGCCGCGTGCGCACCCATAGCTCTGAGGTTCCTGCATTGTTGAAATAAAACAGCTCACCATTAGTGGCACCACCCGCATTGCCTTGGCTCCAAATCATCTGCGTGCCAGCGGGGTTAGTCTGGAGTTTGAAGAAGGCGAAGATCGTGCCGATGTTGAAAGCCGAGTGCGACCCTGCCATGTCATTCGCAAACGTACTCAAGTAGTGACCCGTAGTGCCGTTGAACTCAGGCGCAGTCTGCGTGGGGTCTAACACCATCGGCGTTTCTGCCGCATGAGTTGGAGGGGGGACACCCGTATCAAGCAGCGCGGTAGAAGGCTCGGCTCCGTGGTCACTCAGGTTATTGGCACCCGTGTTGAGTTCCCACATCTTGAAGAACTTCTTGGGCTTTTCGCGCTCAATAAGCTCCGAGACGGTGAGGGTACTTCCGCCTCCCCCACCACCGGCTCCACCCCCCTGCACGGTGTTGTTAGTGACTCCCATTAGGTAAGCCCAGCCTGCAGCGACTCGAAGCGAGCCGTCCCTAAACCGGAGTTCGTCAACATGCGCACTGCCTTCACATTCGAGATCAGGGTTGCTTGCGCATCAACAGCCAGAGCTGTCAGGTCCGTGTGGTCAAACCACGTGAACGGACCGCTGTTGCCACTGAACACATCGTCGAAGGTGAACTGCACTGTGTAGTTAAGCGCACCTGATTCGATGAGTACTGCCAAGCTGACGTTGAACGGAGAGATGTACTGATCGAGAGGAACCTCTTGCGAGGCTCCCACACCGTTCGTTCCGATCTCTACGTTCGTACCAAAGGCAGCATCCGCTGCGATCTGCGTGACCGTACGGAAGTTCACTGCGGTTGCTACTACGCCTACGTTCGGACCTGCGATTGTCTCTTCGACAATGTTACCGCTGTCGTCGGTGCCGGTAACGGTGAAGTTGGTCGCGCTGATGTTGCCAGCCGATTCCAACTCCACCTGCCGCTGCGCATCGAGTGTAGCGACACCACCTGTAGCAAAAGCCCCGTTGATTGCCAGGTCGCCTGCGGCACCCAGCTGTTGATCGAGACAAATGCCATTGGGGTCCGCCGCACCCAGCGTTCGTGTCTGAGCTACGGATCTCATGGTTTAGTCCCTCTCTTTCGTCGCGAAGATGTAGTCGAAATCTCCTACGAGCGCAGCAACTGCCCCTGCCTGCACACCGAAAGCGGGTTGCAGTTCACCGACAGGAAGCGCCAGACCATTCAGGTCAAGGAAGCCCAGAGCCACTCCGTTCACACCGTAGTACACACGGTCGATACCATCCCAGTACCACGCAGTTGTGAAGAGGTTCGTCGTGATCGTCGCGATTGCCACATCTGTCGCAATGTCAGCAGCTCCCGAACGCACGATGATGTCCAGCGTCGCAGCGTCGTCATCCTTGCGGAAGAAGACACCGTTGGCTGGAGTAAGACCTCCACCGTCAGCCAGCCCAACCACGAGGTCAGAGTCAGTGGCATCGTCTACCGATTGCCGCGAGCGGAAGTACTGCTTGCGATTCGCCGCAGCCTCCATCAGGAAGCTCTGACCGTTCTTGACGGCAAACTCGGAATCATTATCGGCACCGGCTGTGGTCAGCCGAAGCACACCACCGTCTACGTCTGCCAATGCCTGTGTCCCCGCACCTACACCAGAGAAGGTGAAGTCAGCTGCGGTGAAGTAGTCGAAGTCTTCCATGTAGTTATGGAAGCGCGTTGGGTCCAACTGAGCCATGGAGCCGAACATGTTGTTCGCGTTCCTGTTAGTGACCCCATTCTCAATGTTGGTGTTCTGAATATTTACAAAGCCCATAAGGGTTTCTCCATTTCACGTCTGGAGAAGTCGGGGGACCGTTTCACGTCCGGTCCCCACCACTTCTGGTTAAGTTTAGAGCCCTGGTGTGCCGAACACCGTTCGCGGATCCGTCCAGTCCGGAATGTAACGTTCCGTGGACTTGTACCGCATCGAGTCGGTCTCGAAGTCACCTTCCATCGACTTCTCCAGCCCTCGACGCATCATCATCTGGAGCCCACGAGGAGCATCCGTCTGCACCCACCACGCTGTGGTAGATGTGATACGCGAAAGGTTAGCTTGACCTTGATCAAGCAGACCCATCGAGAGGATTGGGTTGATGTCGTTGTTCGCCGTGCCTGCACGCAGGACCGACTTCAGCAACACCTCAGCCTGGAAGACTTGACTCGGACCAGTCACGATCTTGAGCGGAGTCAACCGGATACGCTTGCCGTTGTTGTCAACAGCGTTACGGACCTGGATAAGCATCTGCTCAAGCGACGTTTGCGACAGAGCCGCAGCAGTCGTTAACAGGTTCGAGAACACCCCACCTGCACTCCCACCGGGAGCAATCGGGTGGTTAGTCACGTTCAACGCGACACCGTCGCCACCGACAAACGCGCCGTTGAAAGCACGGTTGAAGATGTTGGCACACAAAGTTTCCTTCGTTTCGATCATCGACTGAGCAAGGTGCTCAGAGTAGATCGTGCCGATGCGAATGTGATCACCGTCTTCGACGAGGACCTTGGTCAACGCAAACGCTAGTCCGAAGACCTTGTAGACATAGCGCTGAATGAACAGCACGCCGCCAGCGTCAAACGTGACCGGGGTGCCATCAGGCATCTCGGGCGCAGCGTTGAAACCGAACAGGACCGGCTCTTCATGGTACGAACGGGGGGTACCCGTGCGCTCCGTGAATACACCTTTCCATTCGTCGGCACGCTGGTTGTAGATGCCGTCAAAGGTCTCGTTAAGGATTGGTTCTACGATTGACCGAAAGTCGGTCGATCTCATTGGAACAGCCATGATCTACCTCCTTCGGTTATACAGCCGCTATATCAGCGACGTACTGGTGTTCAGAAATCTGCACTTGGACGATGGTGAACAGGTCACCAATTATGTTGTCCGCAGCAGGGTTAACACCGATGACTCGCAAGCCTGCATTCGCCGCCGCCGAAGCGATGGTGAGATCCTGGTTTGAAAGTCCGGTGGTCGCATTGCCTCCAGGGGCAGACCAGTCGAACTGGTTACCGATGTTGGCTAAGATGAAGGGCGCATCCGCCTGGATCTCGTAAACGATATCCGGATCGAATGTGTAGTACGCGACGATCTCGGTAGCGACCTCGTTCGCTACCCAGTTGTTGGCGACTGCACGTCGCCCGTCAGTTCGAGTGAACTCCACGCCTTGGAAGACGCCTACAGCGCGTGCGCCTGCCGCCGCTGGTCCAATCGAACCATCGGCAAGAATTTGCACGGGAGAGAATTGAAAAATGTTCGTACCAAAACCCGACAGAATCGTCGTAATGCCTTGACGAAGAATGCCAGACGGATGAAACGCGGGCTTCAGCCCGAACGGAGATGCTACTGAACTCATTCGAGTTCCTCCGACTCAGGTTAAATTGTCCCGGAGG